AATTTTGGTAGTAAATTTTTACTATATTGATCAATAATTATTAATATATTAAATGGTGTAATTATTGGAAATGTGAAGAAAAGTAATGATATTATCGTTAAAATACTACACATAGAAAACATAGTTTGCCATCGAAATGGAAAGAGATAATCATCATCTGTACCGCCAAGATAATTTGTTAATATTACTAGAATACAACGTCCAAATATTATCCAGGACACCATTATAAAACAATAGAATATGGCTAGATATATTTGTAATTGAGATGGTATAAAAAATCCAAAAAGTATAATTAACAAAGTTCCAATTATATGAAGAATATGAATAATACAGATTAAATATTTGTATTTTTGATGTGATTTATCTAAATTTTGTGGAAAGATATTTTGAATAAACATATCTATGTAGTGTTTCATATAATCTTCAATTGGTTCTAATACAGGTGACAAATCATTTTGTAAATTATTACTTATATTTTTTGCGATTTTAACAGATGTTTTAATATAAGAATCAACCGTATCTTGTATATTTTCTGATTTTTTTCTCTTAGTATTACTCATTATATTATAATATAGTAATTTAATTATATTTTATATAAAAATAAAAAATTAAAATTGATTTAATAAAAACTTAATAACAACAAACTACAAACGAAAATTAATATAATAATGACTGAAGAAAGCAACACAATGCAAATTTTTGTAAAAACACTAACTGGTAAGACAATCACATTAGATGTATCATCAAACGATACAATTCAAAATGTAAAAGCAAAGATTCAAGATAAGGAAGGTATTCCACCAGATCAACAACGATTGATTTTTGCTGGAAAACAACTTGAAGATGGTAGAACTCTTGCTGATTACAATATTCAAAAAGAGTCTACTCTTCATTTGGTATTAAGACTACGAGGTGGTAGTATGCAAATTTTTGTAAAAACATTAACTGGAAAGACAATCACATTAGATGTAGAATCAGGAGATACGATTCAAAATGTAAAAGCAAAAATTCAAGATAAGGAAGGTATTCCACCGGAACAACAACGATTGATTTTTGCTGGAAAACAACTTGAAGATGGTAGAACTCTTGCTGATTACAATATTCAAAAAGAGTCTACTCTTCATTTGGTATTAAGACTACGAGGTTGAAATATTTATTAAATAAATGTTTTATTTTCAGGACTGAAGATTTGTTTTCCTGGATAAAATCGGCATTTTAAATCTTCATCGTGTTAAAAATAAAGTTGGGAAAAATTAAAATTGATTTTTTTGTTATTTACGTAAAATGTTGTGATTTATCACTCTCTAGTATTTTTGTGGAAGCGAAAAAAGTTAAGCAAAATACTAACCACATAAATATTGGTAGGGACTAGAAAATTTTTTTGAAAGAAAATTGATTTTTTTAACATTTATGTCATTTTCACAATGGGTTCCTGTATATCTCAGCAAATTGAGCAAAAAACATCACGAGAGATATCTCTAGTAGATATCTCTTATGATTTATCTTATGATAAAAAGGCAATAACATCACAAGTATATTATTCTCCCAAACATAATCGTTTATGTATTATTGGCAAGACTTTTGACTTAATTGATGATTTTTGATTTCTTTTTTGAATATTTTATCCAGGGGGACTGGAAAACTAATTAATTTTTAGAGTATTAAAAAATAGGATTATATATATAATATATGATGGTTTTAACTGAGTATATCAAATCATATAGTTTTATAAAACAAATTCGAGTTTTTTTAAAGTATAAAAAAATTAAAACATTTCTGAAATATAAAAATTATTTTATTTTTTTGTGTTTTGTATATTTTTTATGGAGATTAAGAAATTTAACAAAAAGAAGATATCGTAATCTTATTCGTATTAATAAAGATAAAAGATATCTTGCTACATCATTTGGAAATGTTGCTTATATATCATATAGTCCAATTGGTATTAAACCAAAAGGATTAATAGTTTTAATACATGGATTTAGTGGATGTTCTGAAAATATGAGAAGACTTTATAAAGTTTTTGTTCGCAAAGGATATTGTGTCATATGTTTTGATTGTTATGGGCGTGGATGTTCTGATGCGACAGAGTATCCAAATTCTCCAGATATTTTTTGTTCGATGATATCACAGGGATTATTTGCTTTGCAAGTAAGAACAAAGGTTCATATAGTTGGTTATTCAATGGGTGCTATTTCTGCTGGTGAGTTTTGTAAAACTTTTCCTCATCTTACAAATACGCTTACACTTATTGCTCCTGCTGGAGTTTATACTAATATGAGTTTTGTTGTAAAACATTTAAGTTTTTTCCCACTTGGAGAAATTTTTGTTAATTTAACAGGATACTTTTTATTGAAAAAACATTATCGAGAAAGTAGTGGAAAAAATTATAATGGTAGTGTAGAAAATTTACGAAAATATCATTGTAATATAAAAGGATATTTTTCAAGTTTATTAAGTTCTGTTCGACATATGCCCTGGGATAATTATGATTATTCTACAATTAATGTTCCAAAACATGTAATTTATTCTGACGACGACGAAGTAGTTCAATTAAATAGTAATAATTTATCGCAACTTGGTAAAATTACTTTTGATAAAGTATCGGGAGCTTCGCATAGTAGATTAATATCAATAGATAGTGCAAATAAAGTTATAGATTTTATTGAAAATAGTTAAATTTCTAATTAAAATAGAAATAATATTTTAATTTATAAATATATCAATTTGTTTTACAAAAGTGAATGAATAATAAATTATTGCAAAATTTAATTCCCCTATTTAAAGAATGGAAAATAGCAGAAGAAAAAGGAATTGTAGAAATAGAAAAAAAATTAAAGACAATAGAAGATAAAAATGATGAAGAAAATATATCTGATAATAATAAAGAGAATATGACATTTTCGGATTTGTCTGAAAAATTAACAAAAGAATTATCTTTAAAAGTAAAAAAAAGTGAAGGTATTTTCTTTACTCCCCAAAATATAGTAAAAAAGACAGTAAATGATGTTTTAAAATATGTTAAATTAAATAAGTTGAAGTTTAATAATATTTTAGAACCATCTTGTGGTTCAGGTGAATTTATAGATTATTTGGAAAAAAAAGTAAAAAATAAGACAATTGATTGTGTAGAACTTAATAAGACTATTTTTGACGAGGTTAGTATGAAAAAATATGCAAAAAATGAAGTCAAATTTTTTAATGAAGATTTTCTAAAATATGATTCATCTAAAACATATGATTTAATTTTTGGAAATCCTCCTTATTTTGTAATAAAAAAGAAAGATATTTTGGATATAGATAAAGAATATATTACTGGACGTCCTAATATTTTTTGTTTGTTTATTATTCATAGTTTAAGACGTTTAAATAAAGATGGTATTTTAGCATTTGTTTTACCAAATTCATTTCTGAATAGTTCTTATTATGAGAAAGTACGAAAATTAATCTGGGACAAATATCATCTGGTTAAAATAATTAATTTTAATAATATCAATAAATTTAAAGATACGCAACAATCTACATCTACATTTATTATTCAAAATAAAATAATGGAAGATAAAACAAATGATTATATAATTGAGATTGGGGGTCGTAAAATTTTTACAGATAAAAAGAAAGAATTAGAAGAATTAATAGAAAATTCAACTACTTTAAAAAAATTAGGTTTTAAAGTTAAAAATGGAGATACTGTATGGAATCAATTAAAAGATATATTAACTGACGATGAAAAAGAAACAATTTTAGTATATAGTTCAAATATTAAAAATAATGAGTTTGAATTAACATCTTTTCCAAATAATGAAAAAAAGAAACAATATATCAAAAGGACTGGTTTAACGGGTCCTCGTATTATTATTTCCCGTGGATATGGAAATTCTAAGTATGTATTAAATTATGCTTTATTAGATATAGATAAACAATATTTACTTGAAAATCATATTATAAGCATTTTTTATGAAGATGATAATCTCAGTAAAGATGAACTATTGAAAAAATTCAATAAAATTATTAAAAGTTTTAAACAAAAGGAAACTTCTAAATTTGTTGATATTTTTTCTGGTAATAATGCTATGAATACAACTGAGATACAAAATATGTTACCTATTTATGGTTTTTAGATTTGATTTTGTGAAGTTTTACCTGCCAAGCTGGCCCCGCACATCCAATATGATTTTTCCATCTTAATAAACATTTTAATTGATATTGTGGATCTTCACAATCAAATACTATCATATTTCCATTTTGTATTTTCCATTTATTTGTAATTAATATTTCTTTTGTAAAAGTTTCTGTTCTAAACATACCTTCCTTACATAATAAAAAATGTTTACCTTTTTGTTTGGATATAATTTCTTCTCTCCATTTTTCAAAATTTATATCATTTTCTGTGATACTATTCAAAAAATCTTTAATAGTATCATTTGTAAATCTTTTATGTTTTAAACTTTTCTTATCATTCATTTTCTTATCATAATTATATATAATTTTGTGAAACGGATGTTTATAAGTAGTGCTATTAATCATTTTTTTATATTCTGTTAAATTTTTTGGTTTATGTTTTTTTAATTCTTCTGCTATTTCATCTGGGAAACAATTAATATATTCATCTAATTTTTGTTCATAAAAAAATTTAATATAATCCTTTTTATGAAAAATACTTGCCCCCTTTGTATATTTTGAATATATTTCTGGATATTTACTCAATGTATTTACTCCGTATTTAAATTCAACTTTAATCTCATCAACAGTTTCTTCATCTTTATTAAGATATTTAAATAAAAAATCATAATTATAATTTCTACCTGCTTTAATTTCAACATAGATACGGTTATATTTTTTTTTTGAGTATCTATTAGATTCTAATTTTAAACTTACTGATAATCTGTTATATTTAGTATAATAAGGAGTATTATAAAATATTTTAAAATAATCAGAATCATTTAATATTTTTGCAATTATTACTTCTCTTTTTTTATTAAGTTTATCATTTTCTGCCTTTGTGTATTTATTATAAAATATTTCAATTATTTCTGGTTTATCAATATCTAGGTCAATTGTTAAAGTTTTAGTTTTTTTCTTTTTTTTCTTTTTATGTTTATCTGGGATATTTGGAAATTTTTTAAGTAAATTAATTAATTCTTTCTTTCTTAATCTAGAATATCCAATAATTTCTTTTAATTTGCATTGGGTTCGCAAATCTTTTACTGTTATCTTTTTATAATCCATAGTTTTATAATTTATTTACATACATATCAACTTTATCAATTTTAATTAATATAAAATCTATTATTAATAATCATTCGTGATAGTTCATAATCGTTTATAATAAATTCAATTTGACATATTAATTAAGTATTTATTTTTAAAATTGAAACTTTATGAATAAATAAATATAAATAAATAAATAAATATGTCTAACAATTTTAAAATTAATCATAAAGGTTTTATTTTTGCTAATTTAGAAAAGGTAAGTGGATATACTATTGAACATGCAATAATTGAATTAGTTCATAATTCAGATGATGCACGCGCGAGTAAAGTTCTAGTAATATTTGAAAAAAAAGATAATGACTATTATATTTTTATTATTGACAATGGAAATGGAATGGATTATAGCGAAATTACAAATATGAATATATTATACAAACATCAAGAAACAGATAATGATAATGGTCATGGAACATTTGGTTATGGAGCAAAAGGTGCTATGTTATGTGTTGGTGGTATATGGACTTTTTTATCTAAAAAGAAACAGAATGATTCAATTTGTAGATTAGTTTGGGATGTTGAACTAATGAAAGAAGAAGTTACAACTAATAAACATATACCAGAATTAGATTCTCGTTGTATTATTATTTCAGATGAAACAGGGGTAAAAAGTACAAATATTTTTAATGAATATATATCAAAAATTGATTCCAAATATGGAACAATTGCTATGTGTAAATTACCACATTATGATGATGAGGATGAAATTGAGAGTTTTGAAAAAAAATTAGTAAAATCTATGGAAACAATTAGATTTAAAAATAATAATGAAGAATGTGAAATATTATTTTTAAATCGTGCTAAGAATGAACAAGCTGAAATAGAAGCACTTATTTCATTTGATCCATTAGATTATAGAAATACAATCGATAGTAGAAAAACTAAAGTAACTATTTGGGGAAAATATATTAAAAAACCAAATCCTTATCCAGAATTTTATATTACAGATAAAGATGGTACTTGTTTTAAATATAAATCAAAGAGAAAGGGAGTTCCTGCTCATTTCGCTAAAACAAATCTTCCAACGAATCCTGAGATTCCTTTTGATAAACTTACATTAGAAATTGCTCTTTTAACTGGGGCACAAGTTGAGAATCAAAAAAAAAAATTAAATAATAAGACTGGAGTAGAACGCTCATTAACAGGAATTTTTATTAATAGAAATGGAAATTATATTTATATAGATAGTTGTTGTTGGGAAAGTGTGTTAAAGCATATGGCAAAAGATAATCATAATTTTTCTGCTGCATGTGCTCCTACAAGTTATGGAATGTTTATTAAAGGGGCGAGATGTGTTTTATCATATAATAAAACGAAAAGTTCTAAAGTATTTGATCAAGTATTTGGTTCCAAAGCAAATAAATCTAGTTTTTCAATTGAATCTGTTCATGATAAAATGAAATCAATGCTTGGACTACTCATTAACGATATATATCGTAAAATTAAGAAAAATTGGAGAAGTGAGAATATTGATATTAGGCAGGATCCATTTTTGGAAACAAATTTACATCTTTGTAATATTCCACAAATTGTTTCTAATATTTTGAAGAAAGAGGGGAATAAAAAAAGAGAGGATGCACGAAAGGTTGCTGAAGCAAAAAAAGAAGCAGCACGAAAGGAAGCTGAAGCAAAAAAAGAAGTAGCACGAAAGGAAGCTGAAGCAGCACGAAAGGAAGCTGAAGCAAAAAAAGAAGCAGCACGAAAGGAAGCTGAAGCAAAAAAAGAAGCAGCACGAAAGGAAGCTGAA